ATCGAACTTTTCTGAAACTGCCCGGCCAAGTACGGTTCCTACAGATGAGAATTCACCTGAAGAAAGGTCTTTTACCAATGCACGTGCGGCATAAGTTTGTGCTACCACGTTAACCGCTGAGTTAGTCACATTGATTAGTTCTAGTTCAGAGATTGGAGCACCGTCGTCATATGTTTCAGTTGAAACATCTGTTGTTGCTACAGCGGCAAATTTTGGGATTTGTGCTGTGATTTGATTACCAGAAACCTCATGTACATTCATAATTTGTCCTGGTAAGTAGATTGATGATTCATAACCGGCGAAGATTGCGTCCTGACGAGCGTTAGTTAACAAGCCACCTAAATCATATGCAGTTGAAACTGCTGTATTTGTTGTATTAGCCATTTTAATTTTCCTTTAATTAGTTTAGCGTTTTCTAAGTGATGCTTTGTATTCAGCATACTTAGCCCTATGAGCAGGATTAGTCATGTCTAATTTAGAAATGTCTAATTCATTTGTTGATGTTTCACCTACTGCTCCTTGAGAACCCGAACCGCTCGGACCTGCTCGTAAGAAGTGTGGTGACGCATCCAAAAACGAGTTAACTAATGATTCTACAGATGTTGGTGATGCTGAATCTGTGTCATACATTACCTCACCCTTGTCATTAAGAACATGTACATCGCCGTCATCTGTTAATGTTACTCTATTTCTAAGTAGTGTTGCTACTTGTTCTGGGTTAACAGCATTTCTGCTACCAGCCGCTTTTAATAGTGCACCATCAACTTGTACAGAATGTAGTTTAGATTTAACGCCTTCAAGTCTGCTGTCAAATTCTTGCTTCTGTTGTTGCAAGATTTGTTCAAACTCTCCACGTTTCTTCTGTTCTTCAAGTTTCTGTTGTTCTTGGTCTGCTTTCAAAGAACGGTATTCAGTGATGTTAATGTCTTCGTATTTTTTAGATTGCTTTGCAAGTCTAGCCTTTACGATGGCATCTACTTCTTCCTGATTAAAAGTTCTTTCCGCCTGAGATGTAAGTTCAGCAGAAGTCTCAGTTTCTTCATGGCTTGCTGTGTTGCCTATTGTTTCGTCCGTCATAGTTACGTAACCTCCTTGGGAGTAAATTGTTTGTCCATACTCTTATTTATTAACATTCAAACACACTGTTATGGAAACAACGATTATTCGTCATTTCCTGTGTCTGTGCCTTCTGATGCGTCTATTTCATCCATAATAGTGTCTAGTACGTCACCAGACTTAACAACAATCATAGCGATTTGTTTGTCAAGTTCTTTATTCAATGTTTCACTTGGTAGACCCATTTCTCTAACAAGTTTGTAGTTTGCTAAATCGTTATTCTCATCACGTAAATCAAACTTCTTCTTGTATTGAACTGAGAAGGTCTCATCTGCACGAACATCAGTCCACATTTGAAATAGTTCCCAAATCTTGTGTTCTAATCTTTCAAGCGAATCAGCCTTGTCACCAAGTCTTGTGTTTAACATTGAAAATTCAGTTTGAAGTGCAACACCTGACTTAGCAATGGTCTTTTGACCTACTACCGCTTCTAAGTGTGTCATCTTCATAATCATTGTTTGATGCTCTTTTAACATTTTAATAATAGCATCGATGTTTGCACTTGAAGGTTGAAGTAAAAATGGTTTCAACTCTCCTGGCAATGTTTCATCCATTGTAATGATTGCACCAGCACCTGCACTTGCGTCAGTTGATGCTGTCTTTACTAATGATGGATGAGAACTAATTCTAATAGCCGCTTCTGCTTCCGACAAAAGACAAAAAATGGCTTGCTGTACTTTAGCAACATCTGCCAAGTCACTGTGACCCGTGCCACGAACATTAGAAGGGTTTGCTTTTAGCATTGCAAAAGGTATTCTACCAATTGTGTTTGGTAGTTCTTCTAATAATACTAATTTACCTTTACCACTCTTTTGTAGTTCATAACGGCAGATTGTGTCTTCTTTCCATACACGAACAACTAATGTGTCTTCATCTTCATGTTCTTTTTGTTTCAAGTAATTAAGTACATAACGTCCATTAACACGTTTGTAACCCCAGTCCATAATATTCTCTGGTGTAATCATTTGAGCATATGGTCTAATACCTAAGTCAATCTCTTGCTCTAGTGTTAGTGCTACATCTGAAACAGGTTTGTCAACTGACACCCATACATGACCATAAATCATAGCAAGTGAATTTGCTTCTTTCATAAACTGGTCAATGTCTGTACCATCTAAGTCAATGTCCTCTAAGAACTCTTGTGTGTATGGTAGTTTGTTTAAGTTACCCAATGTTCTTACTGGCAATGTTCTAAACATAAATGCTTTGTAAGTGTCAACCACTAATTTACAACTGTTCTCTAATGCAGTGTAGTTTAATCGTTGTTCATATTGGTGGCCTGGTTGTTGGTCTTCGTTCATGTAACGTCTAAGCATTTCAAGACCGCTTTTACGGTAATCGAATCCACCATTGAAACTCGCCCAGAAATAACGCCATCGTGGGAGATGTGTCTCATAGACTGAATGAACATCTTGTATTGTCTCTTTAGTTAAGTAAGACATATGTTTTCTCCTTTAATACATCCCAAACGTTTTGATTGTCGGGGCTTCTACTTGTCTCGTTACCGGAAACAAGAACTCAACACCATAACCCAAAGCATCTGGAAAATGTGAATAATCTTCTTTTCCACCTTTTTCAGGTATTAGTGTATTCTCTTTGTAACTGAACCTAGTAAGACACTTAATAAGTTCCCTACATTTTGGTTCAATGAATAATCTGCTTTCACTATTACTATTTAACAATAATGAATTAACAGCATTTATTCTGTCTCTAACTGCTGGATGTCTTGGTTTTACTCTTACTGTCCATCCTGCATTTTGTAATATGCTTATGTCTGTTCTACCACCAGCACTTGTTTTTCTTTGATTTCCAGCCGGGTCTGGAAACACTGTTACTCTTTGATGTGGGTAACGATTTCTCACTTCTTGTACCATTTCATCTGTGTTACTTGAGTACAAACATATTTCATCAATCACATGTAGACCTGTTGCTGATGGCACTGCAATAAGAGTTGCCATTGGGCTTACGTTAAAGTCGGTCAATACATAGATTGATTTTAATTCTTCTTTGTTACCATCCCATTTCTTTACATTGTTTTCTGGTTTGAATGAATAGTAAACTAAATTCGTTGCTGTTTCAAAACTTGCTTCGTACTCTTGTCTAAACGTTCTTATGTCTAAATCTCTACGAGCCGCTTCTACTTCATCTTGTGGGACATTCTCGCCCTCTACAGTAGTAAACTGCCAAGAACCCCAACTCTCATCTATTGATGCCATCTCAAACAAATCTTTGAAATGATTACCAACACCTTTAGGAGTTCCTACAAATAGTGCAGAACCTGGTGGATTTTGTGCAGAAAGAGTTGGTCTTAATACTTCTGACCATGCTTCACCTTTAATGTCTGCTACTTCATCCATAACTAAAAAATCTAATCCTGTTCCACGCAATGAATCATAATTGTCTGCACCTCTTAACATAATAACTGAACCATTAATTAATTCTATTTCTAATCTACTTTCGTTAATCTTACGAACCCAATTGAGTCCACTAAGTTTATTCTTTAGGTCGGCCCAGACAATGTTCCGGCACATTTGGTATGTCGGGGCAACGTACATTACTTTCTTGTTACTTGTACGAGCAAACTTGGCAAGTTCTCTAATAGCAAGAACTGATTTACCAAATCGTCTACCAGCACATAATACTCTGAAACGTTTGTCACTATTAGCAACAGTCTTTTGTGGTGTTGTTAGTGGCATTAAACGTTTACTTTTACCGTTTTACGACTTTTCTTCGCTTGACTGGCTTTTTTCTTTTGTATTCTGTTTTCTTTTTTGACTTCTTGTACATGTATTTTCATTCCTTTCTTAAATGATTTCGCATTAGGATGTGGTTGTTTACCACCGCCACCAGACGAATAACGGTAACCTGCTTTGTGTCCACCACAATCGCCTGTTAAACATTTACTTCCCTTAAATTTAGCCATCTTAGTTCCTTAATCTAAATCGTCTGTCCACGGTAACGCTTTTGTGTCATCATCGCCTAATGGTGAATCTGATTGTCCAAGAAGATTCTTGCCAAGCCACACCAACATGGTTGGATTACCTTGTAGTGCTACTTCGAACTGTTTTCTTCTCAACTTGCGTTTCCCTTCTGCTTTCCCTTTTGACAATTCCGCAGAAAAACGTTTGCGTATTGTGTCAGGGTGTGCACCAACTATGAAGCCAATCTCTGCTGGCGTACAATGTATTAGTGCTAATTTCTCTACTAACTCAGAATCAATTTCTAACTTAGGTCTTCCTGTTTTCTTTTCTTCACTCATTGTTCTCTCCCATTTGCCCTTGGTTAGGTGATTAGTGATCCTATTAATGGACCAACTGTTGCAACAATAATGACTCCACCAAGCCACCATAGTCTGTTGTCGATTTTGTCAATCTTTTTGTGAATTAATTCAAAGTCTCTGTCTGTCTTCTGATTATGTTCACGTGTACTTTCTTTAATAGTATTAACATCTTGCTTAATGAGGGCAACTTCCACCTCTATTGATTGTGGTTTTGGTGTAAAATATGTTGCTTCTTTTTCTGCCCACTTAGCCATGTTAATTTCCTTTTATTATGTTGAACTTATGTTGTCATTTGGTGCATGAAACTTCTTCCAGTTTGATCCATCAAAGAATGCCATTGTAGGAGAACCACCGTTCCCATCCGAAACGTATGCTTGATCCCCTGTTTCTACAATGCCAAGAACACCACTCAAATAGTTTGCTGTTGATGTGTCTAATACTGTATTGTTAAAGCCGTTTGATGCTTTTAGTTTACCTGTTGATGTAATAACATCTGTGTTTGCATCGCCTAATGTGACGTTACCATCGAATGTTGCGTTACCTGTTACATCTAATGTTCCAGTTACTTCTACTGCATCATCTAAGATTAATGTGCCATTATGTGAACGAAGTTTACCATCACCGCCGTCACCTATGATTACTTCATTAGATTGCATACGCAATGAAATTACTGGAGTAGCACTAGCATTTGGTATTGTCTGAAACTCTATTTGTGCGCCACGATTAGTAGTACTTTGTTGTTCTGTTGTTACACCAAGAATACGTATGTTTGCTGTGAGTGGTGAGTTTCCTGTAGAATCGTATGCGCCTGTTCCTGTCATAGCAAATACTCGTTTGCCTGAACTTAGTGCCGCAGGAGAACTGGGTGTTCCACCAAATACTTCTGTTGACAAGCCTGGGTTAGTAAATCCACCGATTGGTTTGTTTGCACCACCCTCATATTCTTTGAATGTAGCAATAGCCCAAGAAGTGTCACCAGCATCAATTTGTAAACCATTTACATTGTAACCTGATGTTAATGAGTACGCACCTAATGTAGTTGTTTGGCCACTTGCTCCAACTGTTAAATCTTCTGTAACTTCAACAGCATCATCTAAGACTAATGTACCACTACTTGAGATTGTAGTGCCTTGAATCTCAATAGTTGCATTAGTATGTGTTGCGTCTGTTGCCCCTGCTTGATTACCATTGTCTGTTGTTGAGATTGTAAGTTTTGTTCCCATACCACTTGACGAATGGTCTTCTGTTGCGATTGCTCTAATGTCTGCACTTGGTGTTAGCCATTCTAATCCAGTTTTGTAACCAGAGTATGGGTTGAACATAATTTCTGCGAATGGGTCGTTATTATTTAAGTAGTCATCACTACTTCCATCTAATCTACCAGCCTGCAGTGCAAAGATGGATCTTGGCGGTTCGTTTGGAATACCGTAACCTGACAATCCCCATGCATGTTCGCCACGAGAACGAACACCCAGAGCAGCCCAACCTTCTTCTTCTCCTACACCCATAATAGTTAGGTCCATCGCTGTTGCAGGAAGTCCTGAACCTGCGTATGGGTTGAATGTAGTTAGTGTGAAGCCATCATTGACTTTAATAATGTCTTGTACTTCTAATTGACCTTCTACTTTAAGGTCTTTCTTAATAGTTAATTCTGTTGCACCAATCAAGTCTAGTGTTGTCTCATCAATCTTTAGAGCATTTGACAGTGTACCTACATACACATCTGCTGTGTTAAGATGAGTGTAACCAGTACCATTTGTTCTTATTTCTAAGTTAGCATTTGTACCAGTGTTATTGATTAGTGTTGCATCTAACTCTAAATCACCAACGTGTAAGTCAGGTGCTTCTAATGTACCATTGATGTTAACAGTTGCACCACCGATTTGTGGTCCAAGATTAACTGTAGTGTCATTTATTTGTGTTGTGTTACCAGCAGAACTTAGTGTGATTGTACCTGATGTCCCTGCCGCACCTGCTGAAATGTTTAAGTTTTGGTCATCATCTGTAGTAATGTCGATTTGACCACTTGCATCTGAACCAAGTACTTTATGTCCATCAATGTAAAGCGACCCATCGCCAACATACACTGAACGAAATGATTTAGTGTCAGAACCCAAGTCAAGTGTTTTATGAGAAACTGGAATGATGTGAGTTTTAAGTTCAATACTACCACCACTAGTGTCATCTAGTGAGTTCATTCTTACATCTTTTAAGTATGCGTCTCCCCATACTTTACCAATTGTTCCTAATGAACCTTCTTCAGTATTGATTGGCTTTAACTCTGTACCAACTGAAAGAGTACCATCCATTGATGAGTTGCCTGGTTGTAGTAGAATGTTACTTGTTGTTCCGCCTGCTTTTTCAAGTGCAATCGAACCTGCTTGTAATACTGTACCATCTGAACCACCAGCAGTTTTAATGTCATCTGACATTTCAATTGAACTGTTTGTAATGTAAACTACTTGACCGTCTGGAGCAGTACCACCATCGTGTACTACATCATCTTGGTTGTTTTGTGTAGATTGGTAGTTAGTATTACCATCCCATAGTAGAATACCGTCACCATCAGTTGTTGATGCGTTAGTAACTTCAACAGTAAGTCTTTCTACACCAGTAAGATTGTCAATTGCTGTAGCACCATTAACTGTTAAGTCTCCAGTAACTACTGCATTACGTCCAACTGCTAAGTCAAGTGTAACATTAGAATAGTTAGAATCAACATTTGCTGTTGTGTCAATGTCACCAAGAATAGAAATACTATTTGGAACATCGTTTGTTCTGCCACTACCACCTACTTTAATCGCACCTGTACTTGCATGTAC